GTCAACGACGAGAAACATTCCCACTTTGGTTTGCTCATCCAGTTTGTCGTCGTTGACCACGTTGACTATTCTTTGTTCTTCAAAACTTTTGATTGCACCATCAGTGAATTCTTTGTAGTTGATGGGTCTTAAGGTCACTGTCATGGCACCTATCTGCATGGTCTCCGCAAACTGACCCGCCATGAGATCATCCAAAGCCAGACGCAAGTCCATGCTGAAATCTCGTTTGATGGTGGTGTTGGGCACAGTGATGTTCACATCCATGCTTTCACCGTAGGTGGCAATTCTGATAGCAATCAACACAGCATCCAAGTCTATGCTGGGCATCAGCCAAGCATTTTTAATATTGGGCACACAACTCTGTATCACATCCACAGTGGCCTGACCATTCATCAGTGCATCAGGAGTTTTGAACAGCAATTCGTCTTTGGCAGTCATGGCATACACTGGCAGTTCACCTGTGGCAGGCATGTCCAACACACCAGCCGGGTAGAATTTGCCTTTGCTGGGCAAGCGCATGTAGTTTTTGACCTGTCTAAAATACTTCTGTAAAGGATTGCTGCCCTGTTTAATTTGATTTTCCGCCATTATTACCTCCGTATAAATAAGTGTGATTGTGCATATTAATGTATTATGTGTATATTTATAGTCTGAATTAACTGGGTATTTAATAAATGGCAGATGTAAGGGTAGATCAACCAGGCGGTACGCTAGACGGCGCTGTTCTAAGAGGTGCTGCATCAGAATCCACACTACAAGCAATTCTACAAAAAATTGGTGCAGATGGAAAAGGTGCCAAAGAAGCCACTGCCATGGCCAAGAGCATGAATGAGGTCACCAAAAGTGCCAAAAATGCCTCCACTTCATTTGATCAGCACATCACCTATCACAAAAAATTTTCCAGCGTGATACAAGACTTTGGTATCAACATAGTCAAGGGCACAGACAAATTTGGAGATTTCACTTCCAGTCTCACTGGCTACATGTCACAGTTTGGTTTGGGCTTCACACTGGTGGCACAAGGCATTCAAAGATTGGTGGATGAACTGGATCAGCAGATTGGTAGATTTAGAGAACTCAGCACAGTGGGTGCAGATTTTGGTGACAGCATTTTTGCTTCCAGAATGGCTGCCATTGATGCAGGCCTGAGTTTAGATACTTTTCAAAAAGCAGTGAAAAGCAATGCAGACACTTTTGCTCTGCTGGGTGGCAATGTGAATTTAGGTGCAAGAAGATTCACAGCCATCAGCAAGGTAGTGCAGAGAGATTTACAACCCACCTTCTCCAAATATGGTATGACCATGGAAGACACCACAGACATGCTGGCAGATTATCTTGAAATACAGACAGGCTTAGGCACTGCTCAAAAAATGAGCAACGAAGAGTTGGTGCAGGGCACAGAAAATTATGTGAAAGAATTGGATCTATTGGCCAGAACCACAGGCCTGTCTCGCAAAGAAGCATCTGAAGCTCTTAAATTGCAACAGCAAGACAAAATGCTGAAGAGTTTGTTGATGAGCATGACTGCCGAGCAGCAACAACGTTTGGGAGGCATGTTGGCAGGAATTGAAAAAACCAGTCCAGAAATGGCAGCTGCCATCAAAGAATTGGTGGTCACAGGAGGAGCGCCCATCAGTGAAAATGCCAAAGGGTTGGCACTGTTGAATCCCAACCTATTGACCATGGCAGCAGGATTGCGCGATGGATCTGTGTCCAATGCTGCGTTTGGTGAAGAAATGCGCAGAACTGCAGCCATTGCTGCAGAACAAGGCAAGACCATGGGTCAAACCAATGCGTTGGCTCAGTTGTTTGGTCAAGGCATGTTTGGTGCTGGAGCAGAAATGTCCAAATTTACAAAATTCATGGAAGGGTCCGCCGAGGCCATTGAAGATCAGAAAAAAGCAGAAGAGTCTGCAGGCAAAGTGGTGGCAGATTTCAGCAATCAGATGAGAAAACTAATGAACCAAATCATATCTGCCATATCTCCATTCCTGTATGCCATAGAATTAGTGATGGCTGGATTCACCAAGGTGGTGTCTTTGCTGAACACAGGATTTGTTAAAGCAATTTTAGCCACTGTGGCAGGCATAGGAGTGGTATTGGTGGGACTCAAAGGCCTAGCTGTCGTAGTGGCCGCTACAAAAAGTGCTTATGCATTTAGCCGCAGTGGCAAAGTGATGAGCACAGGCAAAGACGCGGCAATGGGACTATATGACAAAGCCAAAGGTTTTGTAAAAGGCACCGGTAGTAAATCAATATCTGCAGCACCATCGTCAGGTGGAGGATCAAGCAGTGGCAGCAAAATTTTGGAATCTGTTGGCAAAGGAGGTCCCACCATAGGAGCCAGTCTCAAAAGTTTAGCTGGTGGATTGGCTGCGTTTGGAGTGAAAGCTCCTTTGATATTGGTTGGAGCCGCTGCTGTTGGATTCTCCATCACACTGATTGGAGCAGGCATTGCAGGAGCAGCATGGCTCATGGGCGGAGCATTCAGCAAATTTGCTGACGACTTGAACAAATTCAATTCAATCGACGGGCAGAATTTAAAAAGTGTTGCATCAGGAGCAATGTCTTTGAGCGGGGCTATGGCCACTTTTGGTGTGAGCGGCATTGCTGCTGGTTTTGGCAAGCTGTTTGGTGGTGGTGGTGAATCATTTGCCAAAAATATCAATGCCACACTGGATTCACTTGACAAAGGCAAAATAGACAGCTATACTACAGCATTGAACGGATTGAGCGAATCTTTTGCAGGATTAAACAACAACATGTCAAAAACTGTTGCCACAACTGGTAAAAATTCCAGTGACAAACTAGACGAGTTAAATAGTACTATGAAAGCCATGCTGTCAGAAATGCAAAATCAAAAAAGATTTGTTAAACAAACTGCAGAAAACACAGAATATCAAGGTCAAGGATAATGAGTTGGAAAAGATATTTTAATCAGGTCAGCGACAACGAGATCTACAGTCGCACAGGCAGACTGGCAGGACCAGCCGCCACCAATTACAGTTCTTATCTGCCTGATGTGTATTCAGGATCGCCCAACAGAGTGGAGAGATATGGTCAGTACAACACCATGGACATGGATTCTGAAGTGAATGCTGCTCTAGACATCTTGGCTGAATTTTGTTCACAACTGAACAAACAGAACGACACCAATTTTAAACTGGATTTTAAACAAAAAGCCACCAACTCAGAAATGACCATCCTAAGACAGTATCTGCAACAGTGGTGCAAACACAACAATTTCAACAAACGAATTTTTAGAATATTCCGTAATGTGTTCAAGTACGGAGATGCTTTTTTTATCAAAGATCCAGAAACTAAGAAATGGTTCCATGTGGATCCAGCCAAGGTCAGCAGAATTATTGTGAACGAATCCGAAGGCAAAAAGCCCGAACAATACGTGATCAGAGACGTGAATTTAAATTTCAAAGATTTAATTGCAACCACTCCATTTCAAACCAATGGCAATGTCACAGCAGGCGGCGCTGGTTATTTGACCGGTGGTGTCAGAGGCATGGTGGGTATGAGCCCAGAACAGACTGGCACAAGATTCACCACCAATCTCAAAGAAATCGCAGTGAACGCTGAACATGTGATACATTTGAGTTTGAGTGAAGGCCTAGACAATAATTTCCCATTTGGAAATTCATTGTTGGAATCCATATTTAAAGTGTACAAACAAAAAGAATTATTGGAAGACGCAATTATCATTTATAGGGTGCAAAGAGCTCCAGAGAGACGTGTGTTCTATGTGGACGTGGGTAACATGCCCAGTCACTTGGCCATGCAGTTTGTGGAAAGAGTCAAAACAGAAATTCATCAGCGACGTATTCCATCCAGCACAGGTGGTGGAACCAATGTGATAGATTCTGCCTACAATCCATTATCCATCAATGAAGACTTTTTCTTCCCTCAAACAGCAGAAGGTCGTGGATCTAAAGTGGAAACACTGCCAGGCGGTACAAACCTTGGCGAAATTGATGATTTAAAATACTTTACCAATAAACTGTTGCGTGGATTGCGTATTCCCAGCTCATACTTGCCCACAGGTCCAGATGACAGCAATGCACAATACACAGACGGTAGAGTGGGCACTGCATACATACAAGAATTGAGATTCAACAATTATTGTGAAAGATTACAAAATTTAGTGGCAGATGAATTCAACAACGATTTTAAAAAATATCTATTGGAAAAAGGTGTGAACATTGACGTGGGTATGTTTGACATCAAGTTTCAAACTCCACAGAACTTTGCTTCATACAGACAAGCAGAATTGGACAACAACAGAATACAAACATTCAGCCAAGTGGCAGCACTGCCCTACATCAGCAACAGATATGCGCTGATGAGATTTTTGGGCATGAGTGCAGATGAATTGGCTGAAAATGAAAGATTATGGCGTGAAGAAAATGACGAGAAATTCAAAGTGAAACCCACCACTTCGGCTGCCGAAATGAGAAGTGCTGGTATTACATCTGCCAACATACAGCAAGATTTAGCAGCTCAAGAACCTGAAACCACTGCTCCAGTGGAGCCCACTGACACTGCTGCAGCAGACACAGCCACTCCAGGCCAAACACCCACCACATAAGCATAAATAATTTCATGCAACTGCGTGAAATCTTCTATTTTGACAAAAATGACTTGAACACTGCGGATCACAAAATGTACGATCCCAAACATGATCAGTCTATCATAGGTGTCACAGACACACGCAAAACTCGTTTGACTCTGAAACAGATCAACCGCGCTCGCAAAGCCAGTGAATTTCACAACAACGAACAGCAAAAAGATCTGGAGTTTGTGAGACAGATGTACAGTATTGCCAGCAGTCAACCCGCAGCCTAACTGAAACAGCCACCCCATGGCCAAATTGGACAAATCCTTATACACCAAAGATGAGTGGAGAATCCTCAAACATCAGCGTAATCAAAGCAAAGCACTGCATAGGGCATTAAAAACTGGTGAACCCATACCTAACCCCACACCTACACCCACAATAACTCCCACACCCGTGCCCACTCAAACAAGACCGCCTTTGGAAGGCAACATTGCTTTTGTGTTGGGCAATGGTCTCAGTCGTAAAAATATACCATTGGATCATCTGCGTGAATGGGGCAGAATCTATGGTTGCAATGCACTGTACCGAGAGTTTACTCCGGACTTTTTGGTGGCCGTGGATGCCAAAATGGTCACAGAGATCTGCGAAAACAACTGGCAGCTCAAACATCCTGTGTGGACCAATCCCAACAAAAACATGGAGAAATACAAAGGTCTTAACTTTTTTAAACCCAGTCAAGGCTGGAGCAGCGGCCCCACAGCACTGTGGCTGGCCACGCATCATGAGCACCGAACGTTCTATATCTTGGGTTTTGACTATGTGGGCACAGAAGAAGGCAAGCTCAACAACCTCTATGGCAGCACACGCAATTACCGTAAAATCACAGATCCAGCCACCTATCATGGCAATTGGCTGCGTCAAACCGGCATTGTGATACAGAAAAACCCCAAAAATCAATACATTAGGGTGGTGTCAGATGATCGCAAAGGGTTTCAGGCTGAGGAATTTCAAAGACATCACAACTATTCCGAAATGATTGTGAGTGATTTTCGCAATGCGTTTTGCAGACCCCGACCTGTGCAAAATTAGTCAAAATCGACCTATATCTGCCCACTTTTGACTAAATTTGTTAAATAAAGGTGACAGCCTTATCAAAACAACTAACCGTCAAGGAGACATACAAATGTCAGACAACTCAAACAATAAATTCGAGCAAATGCTTGAAAAACTTACCGCAGATGACAGAACCGGAGCTGAAGCCCTATTTCACGAAATAGTGGTTGAGAAGTCACGTTCGATCTACGAAAATTTATTAGAGACCGACCTTGCTGATATCGCAGTGGAAGAAACTTCAACTGAAGAAACCCCTGTAGAAGAAGCAAAAAAAGACAAAGAAATGAAAAAAGCAGACAAAGAAGATTCTAAAGAAAAAGAAGAAATGAAAAAAGAATCTACTGAAGAAGTTGCCGCTGAAACAACTCAAGAAGTTGCTCCAGTAGCAGTTGATCCAGTGACTGCTGAAGTTGGCGGAGATGCCACAGACGACATGATCGCTGACATCGAAGACGACAAAGATGCTGAAGACAAAGGTGACGAAAAACCTGCGGCTGCAGACATGGAAGACAAAATTGT